TCGAACTTCTCAAATAGTTTGCTGTCCAAACCGTGCTCCATGACGATTTGTCGATTAACTCTAAATCCTTGGAGTTCAAGGTGCCCCATCGCACACTTGCAATGTGTCTTTTGAATAAGTTTGATAGTTTCTTTTTCATTTTCTTGATTAATCCAAGGTAGAAGTAAAATATTAAGACCTTCAACGACAATTTCAGTTGCTTTACTATAAGTCTTTACATTTGGATAATTCTTCAAAAGAAGTTCTGGAGAATTAATATTGTTTGTGTTCTTATAGTATGTATCATGATTTCCAATAATCATATGGACATCATATTTTTTAAGAGGTTCAAAGACAACACGCTTTGCCCATTCTAAACTTTGATAATCAATTGACTTACGACTATCAAAAGCATCTCCCATATGAATAACGGTATTAATCCCGTACTGTTCCAGCGTCGGGAAAAACACGTTTTTATAGAATTGCTCAAAATAATCGTGAAAAAATTTAGAACCTTTACGAGCACCGTAATGAGTGTCTGTAATAATTGCAACTTTCATTCAATATCGGAGTTTAATCTGAACATTCTCCTTGATGCTATTATAGTCGGAATAGTTCCCGCCGTCAATCTGGTTATCATCCACGAACACTTCATCGTATCCAGTTTTCTCTAGAATCTTGTTCTTAATCTCCAACTGACGCTTCTCCCTTTGGATTCTTCTCAAAAATGCGTAGTGAATAATTTGAGTAAAGTATGCAAAGGGGTTTGTTGATTTTGCTGGGTCAAAGTTATGAATATACTGAACACAATTTTCAATTCCATCAGAAATCATATCATCAATAAAAATGTAATTGATGAAGTTTGTTTTATAAGATAAATGTGTCGCAATCTTTAAAAAACATTCTCCAAGGTAATTTGGGATTGGTGGTTTTCCTTCCCAATGCTTACCTCTTTCTTGCTTTGGTAGAGTCTTTAAATCTACATCGAACTTTTCTTTATACGAAGCTTCTACACTCTTTCTATAAAGAACCATTGCTTCCAAAAGTTCTTTATTATTGACGTAGTGCTCCGATCTTTTTCTTTTTGTCATTATCGGAGTTGGTTCGGATTGGATTATCTTCACATTTGTAGTAGAAATCATAAAATACTCAAATATATATAAAGTTAATTATATCACCGAACAATAATATTCACAAGACTTGACACAGGTAGTTATTTTGATGTATACTGTGCCTTGTCACCAATGATGAATATCAATTAGCTATTATTATAGAGTTTCTCTAAGAGCTCTTTTGCTTCACTTACACTAGAAATATAACCTTGTTTTCTAGATAGATTTGGTTTACCAGATTTGAAGTTGTGGAGTTTTCTAGAAAATTCTTGATGCATCATAATAATATCAATATCACTAGATTCTGACATTGTTAGAACTTGATCCATATCAATAATAAACATATCTTCCCTAGTTGTTTTTAACCAAGGTTCTACCTTATAACCGGAAGATCCCTTTCTAGTAGTTATTTCAGATATTTGAATGGGATTAATAAGAATCAAATAATATCTATCTTCTTCTTCAGATGCCATTACTCTGGCAAATATTTCTTCACTTGTTTTTAACTTGATTGTTGCATAGAAGTCTTCTTCCATCATTTTTTTTATATGCTGATTGTGACTATTTCGTAATTAAACTGTTCTTCATTATAGAGTTTTATTCTTTCAATGAAATGGTTTAATGTGTAGTTTTTCTTTGAGTTATGAGTACAATCATCAGAAATATCATAAAGAACTGCTTTCTCTTTATTTGACCCTTTTCTCAATACTCTTCCTATTGATTGTAAATTTCTAATTTTTGATTTGCTAGGTGATGCAAAAACTACGTTATGTAAATTTTTGATATTAATTCCTGTAGAAAAAACTCCATAAGAAGCGACTATAATGGCATTATTTTCTCTCTCAGTAATTTCTCTAACTAATTCTCTTTCCTCAGTATTAACTCCACCGTGAACAAAAAATACTTTTTGATTTTCGTTCTTATTGCTATTTATTAAATTGAAAAGTGGTTCTCCGTGTGCTTCAATTCGAGAAAATAAAATCAAAGTATTTCCCTTTAGATCTAAAGCAAGGTTCTTGATGAAATTATTTCTTTTTTCATGACCTATAATATATTGAATCTCATCTTCAAATACATTAAATCTTTGAGGGGGATGTTTTAATACAATACAATTAATATCTAACTTTGAAACATGACCTTGTTTCATCAACTCAACAGTTCTAGTGATTTTATAAGAAGGACCGAATACTCCTTCCAATACCCACTTATGAGTTTGAGTTCCATCTAATGTTCCAGTAAATCCAAATCTATATTTTGCGTGATGTAGATTTGACATTATCTTAATCAAAGACTTACTTTTAAAAAGGTGCGCCTCGTCTCCAATTACAACATTAAAATCTTCAAACCAACTTTTTTCAAGTTTGTAAATAGATTGCCAAGTTGTAATAACTACGGGACTCTTTGTAGTCCTTTCCTTGCCAGAATAAATTTTGTGACAATATGACTCAGCATCCCAACCGTAATCCTGGAAATCCTTGTACATCTGCTCTACCAGAGATGTCGTCGGAACAACTAGAAGAATTTTTTGCCCTTTATCCACATAATATCTTACGAGGGAATAAATCATCAGTGATTTGCCACTGGCAGTGGGGCTTATCAATAGTTTTCGATTATACCGTAACGCACTATATACTCCCTCAATTTGATAAGAACGGGGTTTATGAGTGCAAATAGAATGCATATAATCTTTTACGCCTTCGTGTGAAATCTCCTCATTAACTTCAAACGGAAGACCGTAAAACTTATTCTCTCTAAATTCGTATGTATAATTGTAGAGTTTTAATTTGTCAATAACTTTATCCAACAGTCCAGCATATATCTCTCCAGTGTGGACTGAAAGAAGTCTTATTGTTCCATCCCAGTGACGATTTCTCATCTGAGGCATAAACTTTGCCCCTGGGACTTCGAATGTAAAATGTACTTGCAGTTCATACAAAATATGAGGTTCACACTCTAACTTGATGTAAACCTCATTCTTTTTATGAATTATTACGTCACTCATAGAATTATAAAGATTCTATGAGTATTTATTATACTATCCTAAACCCGATTGGAATCTCATATATTCTATAGAGTTTTTAATCTGGTAAGTTCTATTGTGAATCATTTTAAGAATATCTTCAATGTAATTTAGCATTACATCATAGTATTCAACCTTTAAAGATATTTGTGAAAGTTTGTCATCAGCACTCAAATATCTTTCCATATCAGATTTGTCTCTGATTTTTTTGGGAAAAGGATCTTCAATATAAACATCAGGATCTGCTTTCCCGGAATAATATTGATGCCTTTCGTGTCTGATATTTCTTTTTTGTTGATCTGCTTTTTTTCTTAGCAAAACTATATTATTGTAAATGTCAAAATACTTAGCGTGCAAAGCTGGAGTATTTAAAGATTCTGTATGAAGATTGTCTATATCCATCTTTGAATCTTTTTCCCACATTTCTTGAATAAATTCAAGACTGAAATTCATAAATCTTTTCCTCTCTTATCAACTATATTATACACCATATATTTAAAACTGACTTCTGCTGTCAAGTAATTAATATCATCATCAGTTGCATCAAACTCAAGAGTTGATAGTGAGTATGGAAACATTGATTTAAATATCACTTGAAAGTTTAAGTTTTGATTACTGTTTAAAACGATCAAAGTTCCATCGGAATATATATTCATTTCCGATCTATTTTGTCTTCTAATATTTACATTTTCTTTTTGTAAATCGTGAATCTGTTTAAGAGACTCTGGAAATCCCAATCCTCTCATCCAGTTTTGAATCTCCATATAATTTGATAGGTCTTCGTCTACCAAAAATCTTAGAGAGAAATCGCCAAAATCCATTTTATCTCCGGGAACTGGAATATCCTTAAGATAAGTTGGTTGATTGGCAACTCCCAAAGCAATATCTGGAATGTTTGCGGAGTTTGCAAAAAATGCAACCTTAGGTGCTCTATTTAAGGTAAATCTAAATCCAACAGGAGCAAGAAAATTCCTATTTTCAATTTGTCCACTAAAAGGAGTTCTTGTCATTTTTTTCTAACTATTTAGACAAAAAAAGAGGGTCCGAAGACCCTCTGGAAGAAAAGTATGAACCTAATGGATCACATGAGGTTCTTAACTTGTACTCTTCTGTAGTATACGTTTGAGTTGGTGGAAAGTGCACCAAGTCCACGAGCTGTACCCTCAGCGAATGGATTTGCGACCATGCCGTAGCGGGTCTTAAAGCCAATCTTAGGCTGGAAGGTGTTCTCTCCAACGGCACGAACCATCTGGAGGGGAACATATGGGCAATAGAACAGACCAGCATCATAAGGTGAAGAACCCTTATAACCTACTGTGTAGTACTGGGTGTTGCTTGTGTTTGCTGAATATGGGTCAATGTAAACACGGAACTTGCCCATCAGAGTACCAGCAAAGGTGTTGCCAGTATCATCAACGTTCAGGTTGGCGTTAAGTGCAGGGGTGTAATCGAGAACACCAGCCATGCTCAGAGCGGAAGCAACGTCTGCGGAGCAGATGATTACGTTGCCCTTTCCTCTACGAGTTTGCTGGGCGATTGCGTTTGCATCGCGCTCGATTTGGAACAGAAGACCCTTGAACTTCTCAACTGACCAACGACCGTTTGAGTCGATGTCAAGGTCGAAAGTTCCAGGAGTTGCAACGTTGTTTCTAGCACCCTGCTTAGCAACCTTGTAGATAGTTCTGATGACTTCACGGTTGATCTCTGCCAGAATCTCGGTTGAGAGAATGTTGGCGAGTTCAGCTTCTGCATTCAGACCGTGAATTGCCTTCAGATCTTGTGCAAGCTCGAGTGAATACTCGGCTTTCAGTGCTCTTGACTTTGCTTCAACAAGAATCTTCTCGATTGAGAAGGACATCTCATTGAATGCGCTGCCGCCAGCACCAAGACCTTCTGCTTCTTCGGTGCCCATTCCCTGACCAACAGTGTAGCCAAGTGATGAAGCAGTACCAACTGGGTTAAGAAGACCAGGGTTGTCTCCAGTGGCAGGACCACTGGTTCCCATTCCAACTGCACTGCCGGTAAATCCGCTATTGAGGTTACGTCCAGCATTCTGAGCAGAGAATGATGAATCTGCTTCGTTGTAGAATGCTTCAGTTGCGGTTGAAGGATCGCGATCGGTTCCATAGGTGGAACGCATTGCGAAGATCAGTCCAGTAGGACCATTCATTGGTTGAACGCCTGCAACATCATAAGCGATGAGGTTAGGCATTGAACGTCTGATCAGTGAGATCAGAACGGGGTCGAAACCAGCAACTGGACCGCCAGCGGTGGCGTCAGCACCAAAACCTGCATTGCCTGCGCCAGCACCGGGTGCTGCATTGGTGCCAGTGCTTGTTGTTGGTGTTTCGTACAGCATTCCCTGATTCTGGAATGCAGATTGCTCTCTAAGGAACTTTTCTTGGTTTTCGAGCAGGACAGCGGTTACAGCCTTTCTGTGTGAATCCTTGATTGAATCAAGACCTTCGTAGTTCAGAAGGGGTGCCCACTTTTCCTGCAGATGCTCGGATTGGAACATTTGCTTTTACCTTTTGTGGATGTTTACGTTTGATTTAATATTAAATTCAGTTTTTAGCGACAGTTGAAAGTGTCTTCAGATATGCATTCATTACATCTGAATGGAATTCAGTTGCAACATCTACACCTTCTGAAAGTGTCTCAACTCTTGCTTCTTCAGAAACAGTCTTCTTAGGGAAATATGATTCCTTAAGTGTTTCTAACTTTTCACGATATTGTGTCTCACTTTCAAACTCAACACTTTCGGAAAGTGAAGCGAGCTTTTCTTTCTGAGTGACTGCGAGTCCCTCTGAAATCTCATCAAAGATTCTGTCTGCAACCGACTCGGAGAGACGGTTATTCAGAGCAACGTTTCTCTCAATTTGCTCGTTGAGTTTTGTCTCCATTTCATCAAGTTTATCTACCATGCTCTCTAATACATCATATTTTTCTTCAGGGATTGATACATAATGTTCTTCAAAAAGATTCTTCATGCCAGAAAGGAATGACTCTGTGAGTTCTTCCTTAAGACCTGCCTGAACGGCAAGTTCGTTTTGAGCGATCCATTCATCGGCAACATACTCAAGGTATGCATCAACTCTTTCCTGGAGTTCGCTCTTGATTTCCTCTACTGATTCGAGTACTTTCTGTTCAAATTGAACTTGATACTCTTCATCGAGAGCTTCTTTGATTTGAGCAACTTTTGATCTTAGAGCTGCTTCAAATACAAGCTTTGATTTTTCCTGATACTCTTCGGAGAGTCCTTCCTCTTCATTTACTTGATGAAGAGCTTGGAGATCTTCTTCAATATCAAATGTCTCTTCTTCAACGATTTCTTCTTCTGCTACTTCTTCAACTTCTTCAGATTCTGCAACAGTTTCTTCTTCTGTTACTTCCTCTTCAGAAATTACTTCCTCATCTTCCAATTCAGTCTCTTCATAAGACATTTTTGCCTTATCGCCAGACTTCATTGCTTCTGCTGCTTTTGCTTTTGCATTTACAGCATCTTTAACAGTTTTAAGGGTAGCTGCAGGATCTTTGATCTTTGCAGAGTCATCATCATTCTTATAGTTATCTGGGGTAGGACCACCAAGGTCTTCCCAACTACCAGTTTGGCCAGGAGTTGAAACTCCAGATGCATCAGCATCTGCAGAACCAGCTGGTTTTGCATTAGCATTTACAGCGGTTCTGGATTGCTTAGTGCCTACTTCCATTTCTTGTAAATCTCCACGAGACATTTGAACTCTCCGTTTTACCTGTACTTAAATCTATATTTATTTATAAAATGATAAATTCCACTTATTACAGGGAATTTAAGAAATTTTGGAACAATTCAACCTTATGTTCATCTAAATTTCTTTGAGATGAAAATGTGTTAATTTGATCCATAGTTTGTTGTGCATATTTTTCACGAAGAATTCCT